ATGAACGGTCATGCACGTATGGCTGTAGATAACCTAGCAATGGCTGGGTCTTTGGTGTTTGATGTAGATGAGTCTGCCTTAGTAGGTGGACAATCTATGGAAATATATCCGGGTAAAATATTCAGAAGACAAGCTGGAATGCCCGGACAAGCTATACATGGTTTGAAGTTTCCTAACACTGCACCAGAAAACATGATGATGTTTGATAAGTTTAGACAACTTGCAGACGAACAAACTGGCATACCTAGTTATTCACACGGACAAACAGGTGTACAAAGTATGACAAGGACTGCTTCGGGTATGTCCATGTTGTTAGGTGCATCAAGTTTAAATATTAAAACAGTTGTTAAAAACCTTGACGACTTTTTATTAAGACCACTAGGAGAAGCTTTCTTCCAATGGAACATGCAGTTCTTTGAAGGCTCACTAGATGTCAAAGGTGATTTAGAAGTTAAAGCTACTGGAACAAACAGCTTGATGCAGAAAGAAGTAAGAAGTCAAAGACTTACTACCTTCTTACAAACTGTACAAAATCCTGCTGTTGCTCCGTTTGTTAAGATTTCTAAACTAATTAGTGAACTTGCTTATAGCTTAGACTTAGACCCAGATGAAGTTTTAAACGACCCTGAAGAAGCAGCTATCATGGCACAAATCATAGGAATGCAAAATGTTGGACAAACAACTGGCTCTGAAGCTGAAAGCCTTGACGGGCAACCAAATAATATGGGAAGCCTTGCAGGAACACCTGCACAACCTCAAGACCTTGGACCTACAGGCACTGGCGGTGGCAACATCGGAATCGGAAATGTTCCGGTTGCAGGGGAAGATCAATTCTCTGGTACGCCTAGAGCAGTTGCCGGAGCAGGTTAAAGAAGCAGTAAATAGAAAAGAGGAAACATGAGTTTATTACAAGACGACAACAAAGTAAGAATTAAATACAAAGACGGTATGGAGGTTGAACTACCTAATGAAGGTTTAAAAGCTTTGGCAAAAGAAGCTCCAGAAGTTGTTGAACGAATGTTAAAAGCAGAAGGTGGTCCAATGGGTGAAGAGCCTATGATGGAGGCACCTATGATGGATGAGCCTGAAGAGGATATGCTTCCAGACGATGAGATGGAAGATGAATACTTAGATTTTATTTTAGATGAAGCATTAGATAACGATGAAGAAGATTATCTAATGTCACAGTTACAAGACAACGATCAACTGTCAATGATATTTGACAAAGTTATAGACGTTGCACAAGAATTTGCTGGGTCTGGTCCTGTTGAAGGTCCGGGTTCAGGAGTCTCTGACAGTATACCTGCAAGGTTATCTGACGGAGAATTTGTCTTCACTGCTAAAGCTGTAGAAGAAATCGGAGCCGACAACTTAATGGCAATGATGAAAGATGCAGAAATGAAAGCAGATGATAGACAAGGTTTAGCTACTGGTGGTGAGCCAGAAGAAAGGGTAGAGTTACCTATTGAAGAACAAAAAGAACCACAAGTTCGAGTTGTTAAAGAAACAGTAGATAGCAATAAAGGTATCATGGATGAAGATGAAGTATCGAAAGGTGTGAAATCTAAAATGATGCTTGACCCTGACCAAAGGCACGTCAGAAGCTAAACAAACTTAACGATAGGGCTACCTTATGTCATAAGCACCCTATCATTTTATAAACCGAAAGGCTACCTTTACATACAAGCCCTCTAGTCGACATAGAGCTACCTTGTGAACGAAGCCCCCGTAGGAGAAGAATATGACTACTGAAGTACAAGAGGAAAATGCCAATCCTTACAATATGAAAAAATCATGGCACACAGATGTTGAAGAAAACTTTGATACTGCTGATGGAGTCTTTTTTGAGAAGCCAAAAGCTAAGAAGAAAAAAACAACACCTAGTGAACCTGTAGAACAGGTAGCTGAACAGGAGAGTCCAAAGGATGAACCTTATAAGCGACCAGACTACAAGAAACGTTACGATGACTTGAAAAAGCATTATGACTCTAAACTAAACGAATTTAAGTCTAGAGAACAAGAGTTATTAGAACAGGCTGCTGAAAACAGACCTAACTATGTAGCTCCTAAATCTCCAGAAGAACTTGAAAAGTTTAGAGAAGAGTATCCTGATGTCTACGAAGTTGTAGAAACTGTTTCTCACTTACAGTCCGAAGAGAAATCTAAAGACTTAAGAGAGAAGCTTGAAAAACTACAAGAACGTGAGCAAGAACTAATTCGTAAAGATGCTGAAAAGCGATTGATGGATAAGCATCCTGATTTTGAAGATATTCGCAACAGCGATGATTTTCATGGTTGGGCTAAAGAGCAGCCTAAGTCTATCCAAGATTGGGTATACAACAATGCTGACGATGCTGACTTAGCTTCAAGAGCTTTAGATTTATTTAAAAAAGATATTGGTATGGATGTTGCACCGAAGAAGTCAAATTCTAAACAGTCCAAAAAATCTGCTGCTGATATGGTCTCGACTAAAACAACAACAGTTGAACCACAGCAAGAGAAAGTTTGGACTGAAAAGGAAATTGCAAGTATGTCTATGGAAGAGTTTGACCGGCATGAAGCCGAAATAAGCGAAGCCATGCAACAAGGCAGAATTGTAAAAAATTAACTATTAACTTAAAAGGAAACCAAAATGGCTCAATATTTTCAAGCGGGAAGTAATAATTCCGCAACGAGTAACTTTGATGCAGGACCTTCAACACAAGCAAATAGTTTCTTCCTACCTTCGATTTATTCTAGAAAGGTTTTAAACTTTTTCAGAAAGTCCTCGGTTGTCGAAGCTATTACTAACACCGATTATTCCGGTGAGATTACTGCTTATGGAGACTCTGTTAAAATTATAAAAGAACCTGTTATCTCTGTGTCAGATTACACAAGAGGTAGCGATACTACTGCTACACTACTAACAGATGCTGAAACATCTTTAGTTGTTGATAGTGCTAAAGCTTTCAAATTCATCGTAGATGATATTGAAACTAAAATGTCACACGTCAACTTCAAAGA